ATCTACTGCACTTTACGAAGATGATGCTACCGCAAACAAAGCATTGGATGCAACTGCTGGCGGTTCAACAATTGCCGCAGGAAGTACGTACGGCATGTATGATACAACTGACAATGACACAGCAACTATTAAGGTAATGGTACGTAGTGGCACAGGTGCTACTGAAATCACTGGTTCAGTAACATCTCCAGCATTTGTTATTGGAGAAACATTTACAATTAGTGCTAGTGACAAAGGTTCAAATAACATGACTACACCTGTTACTGTTACAATGACAGGCACAACGGCAACTACTTTTGTATCTGATTTAACTGGCGCAGGTATTACAAATGTAACAGCGGCAGTTACTGGTACTGGTGCTATTAAAATTACACATACACAAGGTGGTGTAATTGAACTTAAAGGTACACCGATTACAGATGCAGGTATTACTAATGTATTAGATAACGTGCGCGACGGTAACGATAGTAACTTAGTTCTTAGTAATTGGGAAGTACTTGCTACTAAGACAGGGTTTAGTGCTAATAGTGTTGCTCCGGGCTTAGATCCATTGAATGGCACTAAATGGTACTTTAGTGCAGTTGATGAATACGACTTAATGATTCACGATGGAACAGGTTGGAAAGGATATCAAAACGTAACAAATGATGTACGTGGTTATGATTTATCGAATACTAGTCCAAATGGTCCAATTGTTTCAGTAACAGCACCAACACAACAAAGTGACGAGAGTGCGTTAGTACATGGTGATATTTGGATTGATACAAGTGATTTAGAAAATTTCCCATTAATTCATAGATGGCAAACAGTTGATAGTGTTGCACAATGGGTTGCACTTGACACAACAGACCAAACAACTGAAAATGGTATTTTATTTGCTGATGCACGTTGGGCAACAAACGGTACAACAGATCCAATTAGTGATGAAATTCCAACAATTAAATCTTTATTAACAAGTGATTACACTGATTTAGATGCACCAGATGCAAGTTTGTATCCAACAGGAACTATTCTTTGGAATACACGTCGTAGTGGTTACACAGTTAAAGAATTTAAGTTAAACTACTTTAATTCAAGTGACTTCAGCGGTTCTTTACCAACTGAAACAAATGCTTGGGTAAATGCTTCGGGTCTTAAAGATAATGGCGAAGCAAACATGGGTAGATTAGCACAGCGTTCTATTGTTGTTAGTGCTATGAAATCAGCAATTGATACAAATACAGATATTCGTGAAGAACAACGTGTATTTAATTTAATTGCGGCTCCTGGTTATCCAGAGTTAATGACTAACATGGTAGCATTAAATAATGAACGTAACAATACAGCATTTATTGTTGGTGATTCTCCACTTAGACTACAGGAAGCAGGAACAGACCTTATTAATTGGGCAACTAATAATAGTGGTACTGGTTTAGCAACAAGGGACGGTCTTAATACAAACGATAATTATTTAGGTGTGTTTTATCCAAGTGGTAAAACAACTGATTTAAGTGGCACTTCGATCGTTGTTCCGCCAAGTCATGCTATGCTTAGAACTATTATTAGAAGTGACGATCAATCTTATCCTTGGTTAGCTCCAGCAGGTACTAGACGTGGTAACATTGATAATGTTAGTGCTATTGGTTACTTAGATGCTGAAGGTGAATTTAAGCAAACAGCAGTGCGTCAAGGTTCAAGAGATACTTTATATGAGAATAATGTTAACCCATTAACTTTCATTCCTGGAACAGGTCTTGTTAACTACGGTAACAAAACAACTAAATCAGGTTCAGCAATGGACAGAATTAATGTAGCACGTTTAGTTGCATACATTAGAAGTCAAGTTGATTCAGTTGCTAAGCAGTTCTTATTTGAACCAAACGATAAGTTAACTCGTGATGAACTCAAAGGTTCTATTGAGAAGATTATGAATGATCTTATTGCTAAACGTGGTTTATATGATTACTTAGTGGTATGTGACGAAAGTAACAACACTCCTGGAAGAATTGACAGAAGTGAACTTTATGTTGATATCGCTATTGAACCAGTTAAAGCAGTTGAGTTTATTTTCATTCCTGTAAGAATCAAAAACACAGGTGAAATTGGTAATGCTTAATTAGATACTAATTTTAACTTAATAAAAAAGCCACTTTATAGTGGCTTTTTTAATCTTTGCAAAGAGGAAGAATTTTGGGTTATAAGGCAGTTCTTTCCTTAGCCTCATTTAGCGAATCAAGCCGCTAAAGCGTATACGTCATTGTTTGCGTTTACTTTAGATGTTTTTAAGAGTTTCGTCTCTAGCGCCATTACTCTTCTGTCACGATATCGATCCTGTTTCAGCCCCATCAAGAAGCACACTAAAGAAGGAGGAAAGTAGAAAATGTGCTTCTTGGTGGAGCTGGTCGGCACTGCCCCGACGTGTATCATAACTCCAATTAACAGTTTACGCTGTTAAATGGCAAAGGCTATGGTTATGACCCACGCCTTGTACCAAATTTAGTACCGTCTGCGGTTACTCTGTAGTATAACCTTTTAACTTAATTAAGCAGGACTTCTGGTATTGCCCTTTTTCTTTTTTAACTATATAGGAAACACACCATCACATGTGCTAACCAATTTGTATTATAACACTATAAAATACAATGTCAAATTTATTTATTTAAATTTTTTCTTTGTAGGCTAAATAAATTTAACCTAATGATAATAGAAAGGTTTTTTCTAACAACTTAGGAGGTACTATGAAAAAGTACGATTGGGCAAAAGAAATACACGGCGGCGAACTAAATGAAAGACAAATACTTTTTATTTTGGGAGTTATTACAATAATTGGTCTAGTATCAATGTTTAACCAATAAACATAGGAAACAATAACAATATGTTTTACTCATAAAAAAAGGCAACCTTTTACAGTTGCCTTTTTTATTGGTTTAATATATTACTTATTAAAGATCTTATATAAAACTGCCGCCGCTACTAGTCCAACTAAACCTTGAGCACCTAGTTGTGCAACAATACCAGTGATTGTACCAATTATATCTCCGCCAATAAACGGAACTGTGCCACCGAAAATAACTTGTAGAACAATTGCTAGTGCAATTAGTGCTACGCCTGCTGTGGTTGCTTCGTTGATCCAACCTACTACTTGTTTTAACATAAGTTTCTCCTTATTATATAAAATTAGTTTATTTGTGTAGTCTTTTCGGACTACTTTAACCTTCGAATTACAAAGGATTTTTAATATGTACTAATACACATTAAAGTTTATTTAGTCATTTGTCAAGGTTATTAGAGAAATCGCCACTTTTTAGTGTTTTAATTTGATGACAATCACCACACAGTGTCTGTAAATTACTTGGGTGATTACATTCGTGATCAAGCACATATTTGTCATTAGGGTTTTCGGGTGGCACAATATGATCTACTTGTAACAGTCTATAAGCATACACAGTTCTAAAAGGTTCTGGCTCTAGGCGTAGACGTATGTTATTGTAAGGGTCATGCCCACATGCATCACATTTAAGTTTTTTGTGTAGTGTGTAAGGTCTATCTAGTCTGGCAAAGCCTTTAAATTCTCTAAGAGTTTTCTGGTGTTCTTCGCATAGTGTGTGCGATCCTGCGCCTTTGTATTGAGTAATAGGATTGTTGCATCCTGGTACTTTACATGTACCTTTGGGTTTGTTTTTTTTCTTTTCTTGTTTGCCAAATTCAGTGCTCTTATTGTCATCGAGCGCAATCATTGTTTGTTTATTTTTCAAAATGGATACATCGTGCAAAAAAAATAGTTATCGACAGAAGTAACCTAGCAAAAAAAAGATGCACTTTTGAATAGAAAATATTGTCATAAATAAGAGTACATATAAACACACGGAGATAATAATATGTCAGTATCATCTTTAACAAGGATGACAACGCCATTGGCAACAGACCAGTCTGGATCTAGTCAAGGCTTGTTAATGCCTAAATTAAAATATCGTTTTCGAGCGATATTTGAAAACTTTGGTGTAAGTACGCCGAGAACTGAATTAACTAAACAAATTATGGACTTTACGAGACCATCGGTAAACTTCGATCCAATTGATATCGATATTTACAATTCAAGAGTACGTCTTGCAGGTAAGCACACATGGGAAGACATTAACGTTACATTACGTGACGATGCAAGTGGTGCTGTAAGCAAACTAGTTGGCGAACAACTACAGAGACAATTAGACTTTATGGAGCAATCAAGTGCATCTTCGGGTTCTGATTATAAGTTTACAACTAAACTTGAAATGCTCGATGGCGGAAATGGTGCTAATGAACCGAACGTTCTTGAAACATGGGAAATTTACGGATGTTATTTAGCAAATGTTAACTACGGCGATATGAACTACGGTAGTTCGGAGCCAGTTACAGTTTCGATGACTCTACGTTACGACAATGCTGTTCAAACTCCTATCGGTAGCGGTGTTGGTGCCGAAGTTGGAAGAACACTAGGCGATAACGTTAACTAATAATCCATTATGGGATTCGGTAGTTTCCTTAAAAAGGAGTTAAAGGAACAGTTAGGTAGTTGGGACAACTTTACAGATGGCTTTAAAGAAGGCTTCTTTGGTACTGACTACTTGCGCGACTATAAACATGCTTCAAAAACTTTTGTTGCAGATGGTCAAGCACTTGCCCCAACTAACAAGTTTCTTTTTCATGTATATTTTACATTAAACACTGCCGAAATACCCGGGCTAGCACAAGCAATAGGTGGTGCAGAAGGCAAGTCGCGTATCGGGATACTTGTAAAGACTGCACAATTACCTAGTTATACATTTGATATTGAAGAATTACATCAATATAATCGTAAAAGATACGTTCAAAGAAAGATAAATTATCAACCAGTTACACTTACATTACACGACGACGGAAGTGATGTAGTTAGATCAATGTGGGCTAACTACATGATGTATTATTACAGCGACAGCGATTACGGATATGATGGTCAAGGATCCAATAACTCGGAATATAATAGTAGAGATATATATAACGATTTACGCCGTGTAAACGATTGGGGATATGACGGAACTGGGTTTAGTAATGGAACAAAACCTGCGTTTTTTAAAGACATAAAAATATATGGGCTAAACAGAAACAACTTTACGTCTTACACATTAATAAATCCTATTGTATCTAGTTTTCAACACGACACGTTCGATTACAGTGCTGGAAACGGATTAATGCAACATAGCATTACTTTTAATTACGAAGCAGTTAAATACGGAAGAGGAAAAGTTGGAAGCGAAGTACGCGGATTTGGCGATCCAGCAATGTACGACACAACACCTAGTCCACTGCGTGCAGGTACAAAAGCAACATTATTTGGACAAGGCGGTATATTAGATGCAGGTTCAAGTATACTCGACGATTTAGCAAGTGGTAATATTTTAGGTG